TTTCATTGGATCAAATCCTGCCTTGTTTAGGATGTCCTCGCTTCTGTAGTCCAGGTCTTCCTGCACCGCTGATTCTTTTTTGCTGACTTGCACTGTGAATTTATCTCCATCAAACTCTACATCTTGTCCAGAGATCAATTGATACATCTTTGCCAACAGTCTGTTGTCGTATTCAGGTTTGCCATGTCCTTTTTGAGGTTCTTTAATTTTGTTGGCTAATATTTGTACAAATGCTGTTTTGTCCACAACCATGGATCCTTCGTTGGTTGTTTGTAGTGCTTTTGCAACACTGGGGTGATCTGCTAGTCCAGGAGCAATTTTGTTAATCACTTCAACAGCACCTGTCATGTTACCACCTTTGTATTTAGGATTGTTTAAAACCCCATACGCCATTTTAATTTCTTTATCACTAAAGCCCATGTTGTCTTCTGTTCTCAATGCTGATCTCTTGTATCCTTTTTGAATAAAATCGTTTTCACGTTCTGCTGGAATCATTATGGTTTTTCCATTTTTATGAACATACAACGACTTAACTTCAGCACCCATTCTTTTTAAGTCAGTTGCTTGTACACCGTCTTCTGTTTGAGATTTGCCTTTTTGAACTCTATCAAAATAGTGTGAACTCATGTTACCGTAGCCGTGTCTCCACGCCATCTGTCTCAAAGTCTTTTCGTCTGAATCTTTAAATCTATCTGCCAGTTCTTGATCAGTCATGTCAGCATATCTTTGTTTGCTTTTGATAACTGATGCTGGCATTCTTTCTTGAACGTTGTCTTCTGTTTTTAAATTTTTCTCAGCCCATCTATGTAATTCTTCTTTTCTTTTGGCTATTGTTGCTTGTGTTCTAGCATCACTCATTCTAGGATCTTTTTGAATGTCTTGTAGTGAAGCCATTTTGGCTTTGTAATCTTCTCTGTCTGTGGGATCAGGTTGATTTGCTATTTTAAATTCTACTAAAAATAAATCTCTTAATTTCATTTCTTTCTACCTCTAAACTGTACAGGTCCAGTCATGTATGGTTTGGAAAACCATAATTTAAACCAATCCGGATCTCCGGGTTTTAAGCCTAGTTTTCTTTCCTTTTGCTTTAAAGCAGTAGCAGTCTGACTAATGTTTTCGCCCATGGACGGTTCATTACCCTCTGTGCCAATGCCTGCCAAACGTTTTAAATCGCTTATGTTCATATTTATACTGTTCTAAATAGTTATAGGGTTTAGTTTGAGCCCTGTTCTCACTTGATTATACATTTCTTCTGCTGTTTTAGGGTCTATAGGCACAGCATTTATAAAAGTTCTTTTGTCTCCACGAGCGGCTAAATCACGCATTTTTGAAGCACTCATGCCTTCAAGACCTTGTGCATCTGGATCTCTTTCACCTGCACTAACCACTTTGATTGAATCAAAATTATACTCTTTGCCATTATACTTGTTTAACAGTTCGTTGAATTGGTTCACTCTGTCTGAACCTGCTACATATGTGATATCTGTATATCCCATTTGTTCTAATTTTTTCATTGCTTCAACCCATGTTTTCACCGACTTGTCTCCTACTTTGATCATTGGAAACATTTTTTGAGCAAAGGTTAATTTTTGTGCAAATGTTAATGGATCAGTTTTTTCATTTTGAGTATGTGTTATAAAGATATAAGGGTCGCCTATCTGTGCTTTGACAACTTCACCTATTTTTTTGTGTCCTGCTGTTGGAGGATTCATTCTGCCAAAGGCAAATACAGCAGTTTTATTTGGTGCTTCTACTATCTCGGTAATCAACATGATTACTCTCCATTTTCTTTTTCAGAATCCATTATTCTCTGCATCAGCAAAGTTTTATCTTGTGTAGTTATTTGATCTGCTATCTGTTTTGGAATCTTGTATTTTGTGCAATATTCTTTGATGCACGAATCTATCAAAGGCATAACTGCTTCATTATCGCCTGTTTGTTTGCACTTGTTCATTGTAGGGTAATAATTTTTTCTATAAAAATCATCATCGTTAATCATGTAAAAGTACATATCATCTAATAGATCGTAATCTAAAGTAGGTTCTTGTTCTATCTGATTGAATTCGTTCAGTCTTACCATTTTATGCCGCCTCCTTATAGGTGCTTAACTGTTCTACTATAAAACCTTTATGTTTGCCTCTGTTTATGTATTTTCCCATACTTTGTTTCCAATGTAATGTATTATAGTTCCAATTCTTTTCTTTGCAGAGTGTTTTAAATTCTAGTCCGTTAACAACATATTTTTTGTTTGTGTTAGTTGTTATTTGATATGTGTATTTTTCACTTCTCATACGAGACGAAGCAGATCCGCCTTTGGCATGCCATTCATAAGACTTGCCTGTAAAGTTTTTAGCATATTGTTGACCTGCGTTGCGCTGATGTTCGATAAACGCATTGTAGTCGTATTGTCTTAATCCGTGTAAGTAATGCTTGCCGCCGTATGCATTATTATATGACATAGGATCTTTCACTACATCTTCATTAACTATTTCTTTTTCTAAATCCCATAATGCATCTGCGTTATCTGCTGTTGCAATAATTTCTTTAGTAAAGTTTTCAACGCCATACTTATTGATGGCATTTTTAATACCTATACCACTACCCATATAGGAATCATTTACATTTTTAGTAGCGTGTCTACCAATGTAATATTTTCCATTTATATGGTTAGTTATTTTATAGATAGTATAATGCATCACCAAGCTCTACAACTCCAGTATCTCGCGCCAGTACGCGGTCCTGGGTTCGCACAGTTGTGCCTTGCTCTAAATGATCTACGTCTTGCTGGATTAGATTTTTTAATTCTCATGTTAGGATCACCAAAGTTTACTTTTTTAACATTTTTAGTTTTTGGATCACGAACATACACTTTAAACTTCTTAACATCACCCTGCATTGGTTTACCAAGTTTTACTTTACGTCCTTGATATTCTGCTTCGTCTAATGAGTCATCTTCATCAAACCACATGTCACCATATGCTTCAAAGAAATCTTCACCATTATATGTTTCTTCCATAGGATCATTGTTACTCACTTCAACAACATAGTCTTTTAATCCTTGTTTGTTGTAAATTAACTCTAAGTCTTCAACAAAGTCATCTGATTCTTCAACATCTAGTTGTCGGTGTAACTCAACAGTTAATACATTTTGTCCATCGGTGTTTTCGTATGTGGTGTATTTTGTTTCGTCCTCCAACAAACCGATTGTGCTTAAATTGATTGCTGTGTTGATTTCATCTTCTGTGAAAGGTGTATCTTTAATTATGTTTATATAGTGATGCATAGTTTAATGATTTAATAATATACTGTTAATTGTTCCGTCAGTGTAAGAAACACTTGCTCTTAACCACACAAAGTTTCCTGTAAAATTGTACACAAAAGCACCGTCTTTACCGGCAGTTGCACTGTCGTATAAAGCACCATCAATATCAAACCAGTCAGTAGTTGCTGGTGTTGTTGCTAGAGTACCTTGCATTTGTATTGTTCCTGCAACGCCAATAACATTGATTTGAACTGTGTGGAAACCATCGGATCTGCCGTAGTACCCATCGCCTTTAAAATTTTCACTCACAACTGTTTCAACCGTACTATCTCCCGGGTGTGTTGTTGCTGATAATATTATTTCACTTGTTGCTGGCATATGTGTATATTTAGCCTATTGAGCGGTTTGAATGATTAGGCTTGTTTTTCAAGCAGTTTAACACTGTTACCAAGATCCAATGCCAATTTTTTATCTTTCACTGTGACCTTTACTATACCGCCGTTTTTAAGCGATCCAAACAGTAGTTCTTTTGAAAGGTCTTTCTTAATCTTGTTGTCAATTAATCTTTGCATAGGTCTTGCACCCATCTTAGCATCGTATCCGTTTTCTACTAGATAATCTATTGCTTCGTCAGTAAGTTCTAATGTTACATCTTTTTCTTTTAACTGAGTTTTTAATTCAAGCATAAATTTACCAACAATTTTGATCAGTACTTCTTTAGCAAGTTTTTTGAATACAACAGTACCATCTAATCTGTTTCTAAATTCAGGAGCAAAGTAACGTTTTATATCCTTATCATCATATGAAGAGTCTTTTACGGTGTTGAATCCCATTACATTTTTCTCATTTTGTTCAGCACCAAGGTTAGTGGTCAGAATCAGCACAATATTTTTAGCACTTGCTGTTTTACCATTATTACCTTGTATCGAACCTTCGTCCATAATTTGTAATAGTATTTGTGAAACATCTGGATGAGCTTTTTCTATTTCATCTAATAATAATACACAGTTTGGATACTCTTGTAATTTAGTAATTAATAATCCTGCACTATCTTCAAACCCTACATATCCTGGAGGTGAGCCAATCAGTTTTGCTACTGCATGTTTTTCTTGATATTCTGACATATCAAACCTAACCATTTTTACTCCCAGTTGTTCGGATAACTGTTTAGCAGTTTCTGTTTTACCACAACCTGTCGGACCCATGAATACAAATGATCCAATAGGTTTATTGTCACGTTTTAATCCTGCTTGAGCAACCAACACTTTGTCTATTACCATGTCTATTGCCTCATCTTGACCATACACATTGGCTTTCATGTTTTTTGATAAATTAGCAAGATTACTTGATTCTTTTTCAGCAATATTTTCTATAGGCATTTTAACCAACTTGGACAATTCATACTGAATTGATTCTTCGTTTACAACCCTGTCAGTTTGTTTTTCTTTTAGATTAAATCGTGAACAAGCCAAATCAATTAAATCTATTGCTTTGTCTGGTAATTTTTTGTCTGTTTGATATTTTATACTTAATTTTACAGCAGAAGCAATTGCATCATCTGTTATAGTTGCGTTGTGATATTCTTCATAGTATTTTTTAAGACCTTGTAATATTTCTAATGCAGTTGTTTTGTCTGGTTCGTCCACAGTTATTCTAGCAAAACGTCTCATTAATGCTCTGTCTTTTTCAAAATACTTTCTGTATTCTTCCCAAGTTGTAGAAGCAACCACTTTAAGTTCACCTTTAGTTAATACCGGTTTTAAAAGATTAGCCAAGTCGTTAGCAGTATTTCCGCCACCACCTGCACCTGCACCTGACATGTTGTGTGCTTCATCTATAAAACAAATTGCTTTACCTTTTTTCTTTAAACCGTTTAATACCATTTTAAATCGTTCTTCAAAATCACCACGATATTTAGAACCAGCCAACATTGCACCTATATCTAAATTATAAACTTCGTAGCCTTTTAAAAAGTCTGGACAAGTTTCGTTAACAATATTAAATGCAAGTCCTTCAGCAATGGCAGTTTTACCAACACCAGGATCACCAACAAGTATCACATTGTTTTTCATTCTACGTCCAATAGTTAATGCTATTTGATTTAATTCGTCAATTCTTCCTATTACAGGATCAATTTTTTTCTTCTTAACTTCAGCATTAAGATTTGATGTATATTTGTTAAGTGCTTTTTTAGTTTCACTCTCATCTATTTCGTCTTCAAACATTTCTGTTATCTCGCTGTGTAGATAATCCATAAACTTATCCTTGTCAACTTTTGCTTCAACTAGATAATAGTATGCCCAACTCTTTGTTTCACTCATTAAACTTAAGAATACATCTGTTAAATCTATGTTAGTCCTACCACTAAACAACACCTGAGTGAATGCTCTGTTGAGTACTCTTTCCACACTGATAGTTTTTTTAGGCTTGTACTTGACTGCTGTTACTTTGATACCCTCTAATTTATGATCTAAGTAAGTTATTAAATGTGATTTTAAACTGTCTACATCAGTGCCATATCCTTTTAAGATATTATAAAATTTTTCATCTTCACACATGGCGAACAACATATGTTCAAGAGTAACATATTCATGTTTGTGAGTTTTAGATAACTTTACTGCTCTATCGAATACACTTTGTAAAGCACTACTAGGTTCAACCATTAATAAATCCTTTTAATATTTTTTCTTGTTTCTTTTTTGCCATATCCAAACGCATTTTTGAAACTCTTTGATCAAACGTAATGCCTTGAAGATGATCGTATTCATGTAAGAAAACTCTTGCATGAAAACCTTCTAACTTAATTATACATTCTTTTTGTTGTGTGTCAAGATATTTTACTCCCACTATGTCTGGTCTTTTAACTTTCATAAACAGTCCAGGAAAACTTAAACAACCTTCCATCATTTCCACTTGATTTGTACTTACTTCAGTTATCAAAGGATTAATAATGGACATAGGTTTATCTTCACCCATAATAAAAATTTGTGCATCTATGCCTACTTGGTTTGCGGCTAGTCCTACACCTTCGTATTTTTTCATTATATCAAACATTTCAGCAGATATTTTTTCAGCATCCATTTTTGTAAAATCAAAGTCGTTAACTTTTTTTTCTAAAAAATCGTCTGGTGCTTTAATTAATTTCATTGCGTATCCTTGTTAGTGTTTCTACCCATTCTTTTTTGCTTACTGACGGTATGTCTGCTTGAATTGTCAAATAAATGTTTCCTCTACCACCACCTCTTGTGGGTAATCCTTGTTCACTGATACTTAACACTGTGCCTGGCTGTGTGCCTTTAGGAATCGTTATTGCTAAATTTCTTCCTTCCAGTGTTTTAACAGTTTGTTTTGTGCCTAACATCAAGTCAAACACATTTACTCTTTCAATACAATGTAAGTTTATACCTTCTCTTGCCCATTTGGCATGTGGTCTAATTTTAACTCTTACAAGTAGATCTCCTCTAGGTAAGTTCTTTTGTAAATCATCTCCCAATGAAGGAAATTTAATTGTGCTGTTGTTTTCAATACCTTTAGGCAATGTTAAGTTTACACTCTGCTCACGACCGTCTGTTAATCTGTACGAAGCAACTAATTCTTTACCTTTTAAAACATCTTCCAGTTCTATTTGTGCTTCTATCACAATGTCTCTATTTCTTCTATGTTGTTGTCTTCTAAATGGACTAGCACCACCTCCAAAAAATTGATTAAACACATCTCCTACATCTTGTGGGAAATCGTCTGCTCTAAATTCGTATGAACGGCTTCCTCCTTGATTCTGTCCTGAACTAGTACCAAATCTATCATAGTGTGTTTTCTTTTGTGGATTTTTAAGTGTGTCGTATGCTTCATTCACTTTTTGAAATTGAGCACCATCACCACCTTTGTCAGGATGGTGTTTCATGGCTTGTTTTTTATATGCCTGTTTGATTTCTGATTCTGATGCGTTTCTATTGACGCCTAGTGTTGTATAATAATCCATGTTTTTAATATAGTGTTTCTTTTTTAAATGTCAATAGTATTTAATATTTAAAAGTCACAACTGTATTGTATAGGATTTTGGTTTAAAAGTCAACGATATTATTTGGATTTTGGTGGCGATGCTGTGTAGAGTCCAAACCATGCCGCACCCGCACCAACTACTATAGAAACAAGACCTGACTGTTCCATTGTGGGAGCAGGCATTTCCATGTACCATA